GACAAAGTTAAGATAGTATATGTATTGGTGATAGCTATGTAGTTTTCTATGTCTATATATACTATAGTTATTCTTAGGTATTTATATATAGTAGTATATAGGTATAGTAAGTAATAGGTAGTGTGTATATATATCTATATAAGAGTCTTTTACAACAGATAGGTTAAGTGGACATTTCCGATAACCGTTTATATTATAAGAATTTATGTTGTCGAAGTTACTATAATTCATTTAGGTTTACCCGGACATAGAGTGTTTGATAATTATTGTATGGTGTACTGATACTAAGAAACCTAATCCCGCCCCATCCAAAAATGAACAGCCGACTGATTATCGTCTTGATAACCGACCGGCTGTTTGGTGATGTGATTATTGTCTGATTCTCTTATCACAAGTGCCGCACAAGAAAGTGATAACCGGCTCTTTACCTTTGTCAGTAATAATCCATTGTATATGTGGTGTAGCGTTTTCAATGGGTAATGTATGGCCGCATAGATAACAATCGGCTATTATATTTTCACCTATTAGATATACTTCATTTGTCTGTATTTTCATAATCAATCCCCTAACATAACGACAGATACACTAAGACCATGAGTATTAGCATATCGACCGCTTTGATATTGTTGTATAGTCTGGTCATAAGTATAATATAACACACACAAGACATAAATGCAAGCGAAATCTTTTTATTTTAGTTAAATAGTCTTATCGGTCTATGGTCTGTGGTCTATCTGATGTTCGGTCTGGTCTGATTTGGAAGACCCTCCGCCGCCACCCTTGCGTTATCGGGCGTGGAGTCCCTGACCACCTTTCCTACTCAAAACCCCCACCCCATTTTCCCTGTTAGATAATCACTTAACACTCGTAACCCCTTATTATACAGTAAGTTAGCATGTTAATCGTGACATTGCAGGGTAACATAACGATATAATCGTTACAGTCAACGGGACTCCTACTAAAATATGTAGAAAAAATAAAATAATTATTATTTTTATTCTCCCAGAGCTTATAATTACTACCAATCCTGTAAGGAATATAGAGGGCAGTGTATATCTGTCCGTTTATACCGGTAAGCAGCCCAGGGGCCTTAAATCACATACTATGTAAGACCATCTGGGCCATGCTTACCCCGGAATATCAACCCCACGTTAGAGAGGAACAGATGAGATGAGACCATATAGCATAAAAGTCAAATGTGTTAAATGTGGGAAAAAATTAGATCATATATTATTTGACTCTAAAACAATGGTATGTCCTGATTGCGGTGGAGGACTTGTAAACGATGAATAGACAGCAGATCGCAGCCATATACGATAACTTAACAGAAGATCAACAGAACATACCTCGCGAACAGTTCATCAAGCGGGTCATGGGTGTTATAGATCCGGTCAAGAACAAGCGGGTCCTCGATGCGATAGTCGAGCGGAAGCATCAGAAACGCGTAGGTGAGATGCAGAAGGCAGTGATCGACAGTGCGATAACCAGAGGGAAGAAATGAAAACTGTTAAGGTTCATACTTATTGTCTGGCGTGCGATTTTTCAGTCGAATACGATCTTGATACGAATGAACATGGATTCTTTGTAATGCCAGAAGCCCACTGTCCTAATGATCTGCTGATACTTGATCAAGAAATACGGCGATTGCCAGTTGATGTGGAGAATGATGCGAAGAGTTAAGACGCACACGTTTGCGGGAGTTTCTTATAATGTTGATGTCGAAGGATCGTTTGATGGGATCTGTGAGTTCTCTCGAAGCACTAAGCGGCCAGCATTGAGGGTTGCTGTTGATATTGATACACAAAGAGGATTAGAGACTTTGTTGCACGAGTGTCTTCACGCTGAAGTTTGGGCGAAGACTGAAGAAGTAGTTGATAGAGCGTCTTGTGATATTGCCCGATTGTTATGGCGATTGGGGTTTCGTAGAAAATGAACGATTGGCCCGGCATTGCGTTACTCAAATGGTGTCGGGAATATAGTAAAGGAGAAACAATGGGCGAACATTATTCATGCGACAATTCTGGAAATCGCATTCCAGCCGTTGTAGAAGCATGTGATCCAGTAGCAGCATCGGGGATAACAATATCTATGGCCACAAGTGGTAATGATTATACACAGACATTAGTTGGTGGCCAAATATATGTCATTACTTTTATAGGTACGGCGGGTAAAGTCATGCTTGCAAGTATTACAGGAGTAACAAGTACGGCAGCCAATATAGAATGGGTATTCATGGCTAATGTTAATTATCTTTTCCGCATGCCGATGGGTAAAATTACATTATATTGTGAAAGTAATGAAAATACTACGAAAGCATATGTGAGGAAACTTGCAGATTAAGGAAACGTGATGAGGAAGTGGATTCTAAGAGTAGGAATAGCACTGTGGCTTATGGGTTCCGTGATTTCATTGAGTTTCTTACATAGGAAACCAGTTGATTTGCCGAAACTTTACTGTAAGGCATCTCCCGCCGTTGTGTGGATTGGTGCTGAACGTGATCCTGATGATAACGGTTATCCATATTATCAATGGATGGATGATGACATTAAATGGCAAGCAACGGGCTTTTTTGTAACTCCTAATCTGATAGCAACAGCCGGACATGTGTGTGAGGATACTGAATCTTTCGAGGTGATGTTTCAAGATGGCACGCGAGCCAAGGCTGATTTCGTGCATATGGAAAGCATAGATAGATGTGACGTTGGATTTATTAGGCTTCGTAGTGAACATCGGAAAGATCGTCCTTATCTTGATCTGGATGTTAAGGTAGAGATTGGTGAAGATCTTGCAATTCTTGGTTATCCCTGGGGATTGAATAATGGGATCGCATTGACACAAGGTGTAATGAGCCTTACTGGTCGAAGTGAACCGTTTTTTGGTGTTAAACTGGTGATGCAAACTGATACTGCTTCGTGGCCTGGCAACTCTGGCAGTCCAGTGATCGATATGGATGGCGAAGTTGTAGGTATCCTTATCGGCGGTCGATACGGATGTGATAGTTGGAGTATCGTCACTCCCGCCAGATTGGTAAAACTTGCTATGCAGAAAGCATTAGCTGAGATGGAATTAATAAAATGCCCTTAACTGAAAAAGGCAAGAAGATAAAAGCGGCAATGATTAAACAATATGGTGCCAAAAAAGGCGAGCAGGTGTTCTATGCGAGCCAACAAAAAGGCACTATAACTGGAACTGATATTAAGAATTATGCAAGAAGGCACGGAAAAAAGCGAACACGGTAAGAAATCAATAGCTGGCAAGTTGCTCTCGAAATTCATTCGAGAAATAGCCAATGAGGTGCATGACGACCCTGTGATCAAAGCAAAGGGTGAGGAAGCCGTGATGCTCACCAAGGCTGAGGCTCTTGCAAGATACATGTGGAAGGCTGCTTTAGGTTGGGAAGAATCCGTTGATGTGTATAAGAACGGAGTAAAAACTGGTGTCAGGCCTGAAATTCATAAACCTGACAAAACTTTTATTGGCATGATTTGGGATCGAATGGAAGGTCGTGCGGCGATGATTGATGCTAAGAGTGGTAGTGACAAGGCATCGTTGACTGAACGAGTGTCTGAACAAGGCAAGAAACGCCTGGGTCAGATAGCGAAGAGTTCTTTGACAAGTAAATAATGATTGATGTAACCGAAAAACTCAAACCGGAATTGTCAACTCCTTTTCCGAACATACCTGAGTTCTATAAATGCACCAGGACTGGATTATTGCTTCCTAAAAGAGAATTGGCCAATATCAAATATCGGGAAGATGTTCTACGTGACGCAGAATATGATAAGGGTTTTCAGAATGATCTAATGGCCGCAAGTGCGGAATCGCTTTTATTCTGGATTAATACTTTTGTCTGGACATTCCATCAATTTGATGTACGTGGTGATACTGGAGAACGGCATGAGGCTGAAGCAGTTCATTGTCCGTTTATATCTTGGGAGATTCAGGATGTTTTATTTGAGCGTTTGATTTGGCACCTTAAAAATGCAAAAGACATCTTGATTAACAAATCACGTGACATGGGTGCTTCATGGATATGCACTATTTTTATGCACTGGCTCTGGTTATTCAGATCTGATTCACCACAACTTCTTGAACTGTCAAGAACTGAACCTTATGTTGACCAGGCCGGTAACATGAAGGCATTGTTTCAGAAACATGATTATATCAATACTTGGTTGCCTGAATGGATGCTACCACCGATGGTCGGTATTGGACAAAAATATCGTACCAAGATGCACTTATTCAATATGTTGACTGGTGGTTGTATAGATGGCGAATCAACCACCGAACACGCGGCATCAGGTGATAGGCGACTTGTGGCTTTATTAGATGAGTTCGCTAAAGTGAAGCATGGACGATTGATGCGTTCAGCAACACGAGATGCAGCATTGGTGCGTATTGTTAATAGCACAGTAAGTGGTCCTGGAAGTGAATATTCCAAATGGAAGAACGATGGAACTATAGTTGTATTTCCGTTGATGTGGTGGGATCATCCAGATAAAGGCCGAGGTCGCCATGTAGTTCAGGACTCAGTGACTAATGCTTACAAGATTAGGTCACCTTGGTATGATGTTGAAGATGAAGTTAGATCACCACAGGAAATGGCAAGGGAAATCGATGCTAATGATCTCGAAGCCGGTTCGACATTCTTTACTGTCACGAACATTGAGAAACATATAGCGATATTTGGCCGTTCACCTAAAACTCAATGGGATGTTGATTTAGCAAAAGGAGTAGCTAATGATAGCATTCCGATGATTCTGAAGAAAAAGGACCAAAAGAAAATAGTATGTAAACGGACAGTTAAAGGTAGACTCAAGATTTGGGTCAATCTGATAAACGGTAGATTAGATCAGAATTTTGATTACGTTATTGGTTTCGATTTGTCCAAAGGGCAGGGAGCATCTAATTCAGTCGGATCGATCAAATGTCGACAAACTGGTGAGAAAGTAGCTGAATGGGCTGATGCTAATACGCCGCCATATGAGATGGCCCGTGTCGCTATGGCGTTGGCATTATGGGTCGGCGGAAGAAAGAAACTCCCGTTCTTAAAATGGGAGATGAACGGTGATCCTGGTTATGATTTTGGTGCATTGGTTGTAAAGAAATTTCATTATCCGTACTATTATCGTGATGTGAAAGTTGGTAATATTAGGGATAAGAAAACTAAAAAATATGGATGGCATAATAACGAAAAATCCAAAGGCGTGTTACTTAACGCATATGATAGAGCATTGGCTCATGGAGGCTATATTAATCATTCTATACCAGCACTTGAGGAAGCCAAAACTTATATCCACAATGATGATGGGAGCATTGGTCCCGCGTGTTTGGTAGAAGAGAGTAGTGCTGCTAAAAAGACGCACGGTGACAGAACAATGGCAGATGCGTTGACCATAGAAGACAAATATTATAAATTAAGGATAGGGAAAGAATCTGGGGAATTTAGAAATGATATGAGAACTATTGCAGGACGTAAGGCGGCGTGGAAAAAGAAACGTATCAAGCCAAAGGGGTGGCGAACAGGTTTTGATTTTAGGAAGTAGAAATGGCTGAGTATTTTACTCCTCAAAAATTTGCATTGGCTGTCCGTCAGGGATTCGAGAGAAATAAACGCCATCGTAGAGCCAGAGCGATGTTCATTAAGGAATATGTAGGTAAATATTACGCTTCTGAATTTGGTCTTACTGGTGATGAACCTATCAATCTGATATTCAATACAATCCGTGCGACAGTTCCGAATCTCGTAATGAAGAGTGGGATTAATAAAGTATCAACTGAAATAACTGAATATAGGCAATACGCGTATTTACTCGGACTTGCATTAGATAAACTTGATAAAAATATAAAACTTAAAGATACATTGAGAGCCGGAATTGTTGATGCTTTCTTTATGATGGGCATTTTCAAAACTGGTTTGGCTGGTGGTGGCCAAATATTAAATTTTGGTGATATATTCATTGATGAAGGTCAAGTATATACTGATCTTGTTGATTTCGATGATTTCACCGCAGATCCATCATGTAAAGATTATCGCAAAGCGGCATTTCTCGGTGATAGAAATCGAGTTCCGCGACAGATTTTGCTGGATAACGATGAGATGGATCACGATCTTGTATTGAAAATACCGAAATCAATTCATCCTAATGCCAAAGATAAGATTGAAGCTCTTACCAAAAGAAATATGAGTGATAGCGAAATGTATGAACTTCAGGATTTTGTAGATGTGGTAGAAGTTTTCGTACCAGGTGCTAATGCTTTAATCACTATTCCAGATCCATCCCAAAAGATCTTTAGTGAATATCTTGCTGCACGCGATTATTACGGTCCGAAAGAGGGACCATATTCTATACTCGCCCTAACACAACCGGTGCCAGGCAATCCATTCCCAGTAGCACCAGTTGGTGTCCACTATGATCTACACAGAATGGCCAACAAAATGATGGTCAAAACTATGGAACAGGCTGATCGTGAAAAAAGTATTGCTATTGTAGATCCAGCAGGTGCAGATGAAGCTGAGGATATAAGAACTGAATCAGATGGCGGTACAGTAATGGGTAATCCTGATACCGTTAAGGTAGTGACTTTTGGCGGCAACAATGTCAAGAGTGAAGCAATGCTTCAGCAGTGTCAAATATGGCATAATTATATGTCAGGTAATCCAGATCAGATGTCTGGCCTGGTATCTAATGCTGAATCAGCAACACAGGCTAATATCTTGCAAGCTAACGCGACTATTACTATTGAAGACTGTCGTGGTATGATTTATGATATTGCGGCTGATACTGCCGAGAAGAGGGGTTGGTATTTGCATACTGATCCGTTCATGGATATTATGCTTGCCAGAAGGAAACCAGGTGGTGAATATGAACAGTTACATTTAACTCCTGAACAAAGAGATGGTGACTTTCTTGATTATACATTCACTTATAAGGCAAGATCGATGTCACGCCTTGACCCGGCTGTTAGAACTAAACGGGTTGTTGAGTTTGGTACTAATGTTGTGCCAAGTATGATGAATACTGCTATGGTGGCACAGCAGATGGGTAGACCATTTAATGTTGAATCTGCCCTTACTGCTATTGCAGAGGAACAAGGTATTCTTGATGATGTTCAGGATTGGTTTGACGATCCTAATTTTATGCAACGTATGCAATTAGTCCAGGCAATGAATCCACAACCGGTAGGTAAGGCACAACCGATGCAGGGCGGGACCAGGGGTATTCCACAACAGACTAAGGTGCAATCTCCGTTTCAGGAGAGAAAACAAATGGAACAGATAGGGGCGAATGAAAGCCAAAGTGCCAGAACAAGTGAACCAGGAGTGTGATATGGAAAGTACAGCAATAGAACCAGCAAGACCAAAAAAGATTAGTGGATATGATCGATATGATGTTGAAGATGGTGTAAGGACAATGAGACGTGCAGCGGAGATCGAGAAAGATCCCAAATTTCTTGCAATTGTGGTCAAAGAAATGAATACGGAAGCTGATAATTTAGAAAAGAAAGCCAAACTTCTTGTTACAACTTCTGCTAAATTGAAGAAAGTATTTGGGAAGAAGAAATAATGGTAAAAATAGTTAAACCAACTGGATGGGAACAATCACAAATTGATAAAGCGTTAAGAAAAAAATATCCCCATATGTTAACTGAATCATGGGTTAAGAGATTGAAGAAAAAAGTACAAAAAGAATTGAAAAAAAGACGTAGATCTAAAGCATATCAATTAGGTGTAGCTGGTATGTCAAAAAAGAAAACTGAACAAATAATAGGTAGATAATATGCCACTCTATAGCTTCCAATGCCCGAAATGCGGAAACAAAGATGAACGCGTTAGGCGTATGAAAAACGCTGATAAGATATGTAATTGTTTGAAATGCAGTACTAAAATGAATCGTGACCTTAAAACTGATTTACCATTTGCTTCTGGTGATTATCATCACAGTGCGATTCATTCTGATTCTCTTGCCATTAGCCCAGATCAGAGAGCAGAACATTTGCAGAAATTCCCCAATATCAAATTAGATAGTCAGAATCGTCCGGTGTTCGATAATTTTCAGAATCATCAGGCGTATTTAGATAAATGTAATATCGTGAAGGAACGAAAAAAGATTAAACCCAAGGGAGTGAGAATAGCCTAAAGAAGATAACTTACCCTCTCATTGTGAGAGCAACTTATTTTTAGAAAGGATAATGAAATGAAGACGTTAAACGAAACCGAGCAAGTCGCAGAAACAGAAGATGATCATACAGAGAGTCTAAAGAAGCTGGATGTAGCGGCGATTGATAATCCGGTGTTAGTAAATACTGTCCAGGAAAGACTTGACAATTTGAATTTACTTACGAAGGATGAGGACCTCAATAAACTCGGTGGTAAAACGACAGTTTCAGATGAAGAGGATGATGGTTCTACCTCTGGAGTTACGGATGATACTACTGTAAAGGATGACGGTCAGACAGAATCTCAAACTGAATCAACTGAATCCACCTCGGAAGCGGAGAATAAGGATGAAATCCCGGAGTCGTATATTCGGGCGGCCATCCACCAGAAATGGACTCAAAAAGATGTTGATGAATTAATAGAGAGTAATCCTGGATTAGCTAAACGAACATTTGAGAATTGTTACAATAGTGTTGTTCAGGCTTCAAAGGATTTCTCAGAGATTGGCCGTGCAAAGATTGAGTTGGATCGACAACAGACTGTTAAAACCCAGACCCAGGCTGTGGCTGAAACAGTTGCACAGGAAGATCCTAAAACAGTGGCGTTGATTGCTAAACTGCGTAAAGAATATACTGATGATCCATTGATCGAAGTTGTGATCAAGGATTTAGAAGCTAAACCCAAACCTGTTCAGCAACCAGTTTCGCAACAGCAGCAGGGTTATGAAACTGCTACAGCACGAGCCAATGTAGCGGCTAATGCTGCTATTGATCAGAGAGTTAATTCTTTCTTCGATGCTGGTGATATGAAACTTTATGAAAAGTTTTATGGCAAACTTGAACTCGGCCAGATTCCAGAAGATCTTTCTAACGGTCAACAACTTAACAGATTGGCTGTTCTTCAGGAAGCTGAGTTCATAATGGCCGGACATGGCGTAAGAGGCCAGAAGATTGAAGTAGAACAAGCTCTTGAGAAAGCTCATCTTATTGTCACTGAACCTATCAGAACACGAGTTGTACGTGATAGCCTAAAGGCAACTGCAACGAAGCGTAAGAAAAGCATGACACTCAGACCATCTGATAGCAAACGTTCAAGTGATAGTATGAATACTGATTCATCTAAACCAAGAAATCGTAGAGAATTGGAAAACGCAGTTCAGCAAAAACTGGATAGCGTATTCAAGAAGTAAACAAGGAGTAAATAATGGCTGGAATAGCTAATGCAGATCTTATTGACCTGATCGCAACTACTCTGCCACAGTTACCTGAGCAATATTTTGAGGTAACGTGGACGAATAACGATTACGAAGCCTGCCGAATCTATCAGAGAGATCGGATGGAAGTTGATGGCGGGACTTCAATCAAGCGTAAGGTCATGTTTAACAACACAGGGAATGCTCGTTATCGCAGACTTTTCGATACCGATGATCCCGCTGTGTCAGATGTTATGACTGAGATCGATGTGCCCTGGACTCAAATAGGTACACATTACTCGTGGGACATACTCGAACTCAAGCGTAACCAAAGTGCAAGAGGTTTCATCCGCTTGCTCGAAACCAGGCGAATCGATGGTCTATGGAGTCTTGCAGATCTAATCGAAGAGCGTTTCTGGATGACTCCAGATACTTCAACCGATGACTTGCATCCATATGGTGTACCGTATTATCTTAACATGTGTAACCCCGGCGTTACAGGTAACGGTTGGAATGGTACTAATGTTGTTTTTCAGGATCGAAGTCATAGTCGTACTTGTGCGGGTGTTAGCACTGCTACTGAATCAAAGTGGGCGAATGCCGCAGGTACATACACTGCCGTGAATAATGCCATGCTTGAGTCTTTCAGAACATTGTTTATGATGACCAAATTCAAAGCTCCGCTGATCCTTAATGATCCGGCACAGACACGTAATGCCGCCAAAAGAGTTTATGCCAATCTGGAAACTGTTGTGAAGTTACAGGTATTGGCTGATGCTCGTGATGATTTTCATCGTGGCAAAG